GCTAATGAAGCCATATTATTTCTCCCTATGTTATACCTATATTATACCTAAATCAATACTGCCTTCACGGTTTGTATTGAATGTTGCTAACTTTGTAGCAACTTTATTTATGGTATTCCAAATGTTTCTCGAAAAAAACATATCATAATTATAGAGATTATTTGTTATAGAATTTTTTCTGAATAACCTAAAAGAATGTTTTAGGTAAAATTATTTGTCAAAGTCTATATTGATTCCGTATGATGGACCTTCTGTCTCTAACCATTTCTCAATCATAGGTCGAGCATCAGCATTTGGATCATCGGATGCCAGTTCACCTAACTCGTCAAACAGTTTATCATCGCCGATTAAGTCGTACAATATTTCTGTTGCGTTCATGGCCTCAACTCCAACTGGTAGTGGATTTGCCATAATCATTTTGAGTTGTTCTTGTGCTTCTGGAGTATTGGGTATTGCCCAAGTACCTTCTGTTAAAGTTGTTGCCCAGTCTTCAAACAATGCCATTTCTTTCATAGTATTACTCTCCATTACATTATTTTCAACTACTGGTTGTTCACCAATCAAACCAGCAAGTACCGGAAGTACATCAGTAATTCTACTGTCGTTACTACCTTCTGGTACTAAGTGTTCACTAATCTTTTCAATCAATGCATCACTTTTCTCTATCGTTGCAGGAGACCATGATTCTTGATATTGCTTGTAACTACGCATACCACTGATCTGTTTAATATCCTCTTTAAACTTCTTTTTATAGTGTTTACATACTTCTACTATTTTGTTGTTAACACTACTCTCCTCAAGATTTCTTACACGTAAAAATTTAGTTATTGTATTGATATTGTTTACAGTTTCAGTTATGTGAGCACCAAATATATCATACGGTGTACCACCTTCAGCAACGTGTCTAGCCATTGCTCTAGCACCTGCTATGTTATTAAATGGAACTTTGAAACGTTCACCTTGTTTGTTTTCAATAAAAATACTACTAATGTTTCTAAAACGTTGATCGCCTTCGCCAATCTTTTTACTGTGTCTAATGATTAATCTAGTTTTGTCTTTGTTTTCATTGTAACTAGACTTAGATGTTCCACGCCATCCTTCAAATAAACCTTCTTTGATTGCGGCCATGCCTTTCATTGTATGTTTTAGTTTGTTGATGTTTTTAAGTGTAAAACTCAACATATTGCGTTTGGCAAACATACGCATTTGATACAAGAAATCATACCAAGCATTTTTGGCATCTCTTTCTAAACCCTTACCAATGTTGTCACCAAAGTAAATTTCAAAGTCATTGTTGTTGCCTAATAGCACAACAACGGTACCGTAGTTTTTTCCTTGTGGTGTGAAATCGAAACTAAAGATGTTAGCCTCGTCTACATCAGTTACTGACTTGCCTGTGGCATCTAATGTGTTGACATCGTAGTCTTTACTCAATAAGATGTCATATAATTCTTTTTCTGTAGTGCGTTGCATAGTATTGTATTTATGTTAAAACAGTATGAAAGGCATTGGTTCAATCACTGAATCATTGTAATCTTGTATTTGAGAACTCAGCGATGGATGGTAGTTTTGTAGTGTTTGTAGCATACGTACAATTAACACAGTAGACATAACCAAGTCGTCTGTCATTCCAGGTTTAGCCGCATAACTGCTACCACGTGCTACAAATCCTTTTAATTCAGTAACTAATGCTTTGCTGTTGATTGTAATTTTACCTGTTTCTATGAGTGTTTTTAATTTAGCACAAGCACTTAGTTTTGTTTTGTGTGTTGTAGTAAATCCTTTTCTATAACGTCTTCCTGATCCTGCTTTTTTAGATTCTGTTAACAACATTCCTGGAATTTGTTCTTCGCCAAATTCTGCTAGACTTAATAGTGCCGCTTCACCCAATGTGTTGTTTTCCAGTGTGAAATATATGCTTTGTGGATCATCAATTTCATCATTGATGTGTGTTGCTATCTCGTGCATTATGCGTATTTGTTGTGGAATAGGAGTTTTATTGTGTCTCCATTCTGCTATTTGTATTAAACTGTCGGCTTCAAATACTTGAATTGCTGAAGGATCTCCACCTGTTCCCAAACTTGGATCCAATGCTATTGCATACATATGTCCTTTTTCTGGCCTTTTGTACCAACGTACTTGTCCGTGTTTGTATAGGGGTTCCACACCTTCTAAATCAAACAGTTTAGATGCATTAATAAGTGTTTCATCATTGATAATAAATTCACACAAATGCTCTCTTCTAAAACGTTCATCTCCAATACGTCCACGTTCATCATCTGCCCACGCCTCATCTCTTTCTGGATGATCACTCCATATACTTAGATAAGCATGAAATCCATTTACACCTAATTCTGTTTCGTTACCGTATTCATCTTCACGTTTGTTAGCACCTTTCCATATGAGAGCAAACTCATCTTCGTCACTGTTTGGTGTAGATGTAATAATTGCACGACCACCTGTTGCCAGTGTAGGTGAAATTGAAGTCCAGAATTCACTGGCAATACTTGGCCTCACATACGCAAACTCATCACAGTACAATAGCGAAATAGACATACCACGTCCAGTTGTTTCAGTAGTTGTTTGTGCTACTATTCTTGACCCATTATCAAATTCTATACTTCCTTTGTTGTATGACGTCACACCAGCACGTATATGATCTGGACACGATTCATATGCATACCTTACACGTTGCATAATCTCTTGAGCACCAGTAAATTTGTGTGCCGCAACCAGTATAGTTGAATCAGGAACAAACATTGCATACCATAACAAATATCCTGCCGCTGTAGTTGTTTTACCTGTTTGTCTAGACAGCATATTAATTGAAAATCTGTAATCGTGATATGAATCAATTAATACATCTTGATATGGATAAGGTTGATACTTTATCTTTCCACGTGTTGGATGTTGTATATAGAAAAAGTTTTTCATAAAAAACTGTGGACCTGTTTTACGGTCAGCAGTCTTGGCGAATTGTAAAACTTCGTCTTTTGTATATGCTGTTTGTACGTGCGGTTTTTTAATTAACGCATCGTCATTTGCTTGGAAACTCATACTAATATTTAGTCTTCTATTATTTTGACTACTAAATCTGTAGTGCCTTTGATGATCCTGTGATATGTTTCTTTGGGTATAAAGAACTCATCGCCACGTTTGATTTCTTTGGGAAGTTGATTATCCATTTGAACTTTCCAACCTTCGCCTGTTAACACTTTTACATTACGATCGTTGTGATCTCTGTGCCATACAAGTTCTTCATCGTTTAAGTCAAGTGAGAATGTTCTAATGATTGTGTTGTGTTGTTGTATTTCAGTGTAGGGTTTCACTTTACCACCAAGTGCCGCCACCTTTTAATCCAAGACTCTTTGCGTATCTTGGTAAACGACAAGCCCAATATCCTGCTTTGGTTTTGTCATTTTTCTCTTTACATTTGTGTCTAGCAACAAATGATTTTACTGCTTCTGGATCATTTATCTTAGCAGTCAATCCAGTTGTGTCGCCGAAGGATACTTTTTTGACATTTCCTGTTTTGGGATCTTTGACATACACGTAGTATTTTTTACTTCCGCCACGTTTGGGTTTGTTTAGATCTACTTTTTTACCTTGGTATTCTGCTTCATCTAGTTCTTCGTAAGGAACATCTAACATTACATTTTCACCTTCAACAACAACTGTTTTACCAATATCTGTTTCTAGTAATTCTAAATCATCTTCTGACAAGTCCATGGACTCAGTCATTGTGCGTACTTTGTTGTAAAAGTCTAAAAATGATTCACTGCCAGGACGGAATAAACATTCGCTAATAGGAACTCCACGAGCAATGTGTTCTTCTATTGCTCTATCTACTGTAGTTGGGTTGTATGCGAATTCCTCTGCTATCATTTCTTTTCGTATGGTTTGATTCTATCTTTGTAAAACTGCATAAGATAATCAGGATCAATATCCATATTAGTAGTTAAATGGGACATTGTTTCTTCCCATCTATCACCGTATCTCTGCATAAACTCGTCGTCCATATAGTCTTGACCATATTTTTCCCACCAGTTTATATCGTCGTCTTCGTCAGTTTCCTTTACTTTTTTTTTAAGTCTATGTCTTCGTTCTTTTCTTGTTCAGTTTCCATTCCAAGTTTCAAACGTAGTTCTTCGATACGTGCTTTTATTTCCGGAGAAACATTAAATGGATCTTCGATTGCTTGTTGTAACAAAAGAATTAATTCGTCACGTAAATCTGCACGATTGGTTACTTTAAACTTTTGGTCTTCTTTAAATGTAAATTCTTCTGCTCTCATAATAGGTCCTTATAGATTATCTATTGCGTTGTTTAAATCGTCTAAGTCAAATTCTTTGCTTTCTTTGATACTTTCTTTTTTAATCTTTAATTTATTAAGAGCATCCATATTACGAGCAATTCTTTCACCGTGTTTTGCATTGTATTCATCTGCTTTACGTTGCTCCTCTGCATCACTGTATCCTTGTGCTTTTTCCATATGTTTTTCAGCAATGTCGTCGTGTGCTTTGCCTAAACGTGACCAATGTGTGTACCCAGCATTGTCACCTTGCTCTCTGTGATAGTTAGCAATAGCAAATGCCAACGCACCTGCTTCTAAATGATTGCTTTCTTTATCTTCATGATATGTTTTGTTTTCACCTTCGTCTGGCTCTCCATCATATGGTGAGGCCAAATCTGCACCTGTGTGATATAGGTTTTCACGTGATACTAAGTCGTTGTAGTAACGTGTGTCTGCATCTACATCTTCACTGATAACGTCCTTTGATTCGTTTGTGTTGTCTACCTTAACAACACGTCCATCAAAGTCAAAAAGTGTTTCGTGTGGAATATATCCTGTGTCGCCTACACGTCCACCTGATGTTTTGCCACTGTCGTTGTCAATTTCAATCACATACATAGCGGCACCTTGACGCATTTCTTTAGTATCAATTACTTTGCCTTGAATGTATCTATCTGGGTATTCATCTTTGTTTTTTTCTGGTGCTGGTCTAAAATCGTATCCACGAATAACATCACCAACTTGAAACTTACCAGCATACTTTAACGGTTCATCGTCAAAACCCTCACTGACATTACGTTTGTCGCCTTCCATCCAGGCGTGTAATGTTTTCATAGTGTTGTGTACACCACTTAGTTTGTTTTGGAACCATTCTGGAAAATCGTTTCCAGCCATAATACTGTCTTTGATCTCTCCAATAGCATATTTAATAAACTCTGCTTGATCACCAGCCATCTCTGCTTCTTGAGGACTTGCTGGTAAATCATGGTCTTCGTCAATTGGTTGGTAAGATACTGTTCTAGTATCTTCAAACAAATTCATATACTTTTTGAGATCTTCTTGCATTTTAGATACCTGCTAATTTTTTAATTGAGTCTAGGTCTTCGCCTTCTTCTAATTCTTCTAATTCTTTTAACCTCTTGAGTTCATCTTCGGCATCTTGAAGTTGCTCAAGACAATATTCAACACGATCTTCTGCATCTGCTATTTCCTGTGATAAACTTTTTCCTTCGGCTAGTTGTTTGTCTTCTTTCATTTTCTTTTTAGAACTGCATCCAGCACCTTCGTCTACTTCTTTGTTGCAATCGCAATCTGGACAATCTGGTTTGCAGTTACATTCGCCGCTACCACAACAAGGACATCCTTCTTCGCCTTCTGCGACAACTTCTTCGTCTGCTTCTAACTCTTCAGACATTTCTTTTTCTAATGCATCTTCTTCATCTTCATTAGTTTCATCATCGATTTTTGGTTTTCTTGGATGCTTAACAATACGTAAACCTTCTTCTACATCATCTTCCATGACACTTTCGTCGATTAGTTTTTGTGCAGTTTCTTTGTCCATTGTTACTTTGTGCATTTCACCGCCAAATTCAAATTCTTTCTCGCCTGCCACTGCCGCCTTTGCCGCCGCCATATTAAAAGCATTTTCATCTAGTGCATCTTCATCTACGTAGTTCTCACTATCAAGTTCTTGTTGCTCTAGTTCTAAGTCAAACAGTTCGTCGGCCATTGCTTTTTCTTCATCTGAGAATTCTTTTTCTGGCATATCAGCACCAATTGTTACACTGAATTCACCTTTCTTCTCAACTTCAACGCCGTCATCTGTTTGTGTTACTTTAAATTCATCAAATTCACGTAGGTATGTTTCTGATAAATCTTCTTCATCTTCTTTAACAGCCATAGCATTGTCGCCGTCTTGTGCTTTGGCATATGCGTTTTTCTTTCTGTTTAGTCCACCACTAATTGCATTTACCATTGTGTCAACATCACCTTCTAGATCCATAGCATCATTAGGTGTGTTTGCTAAATCTTCTTCGACTTCTTCTTCCGCATCATCAAGAGGAATGATTTGGATCATATCGGCCATTGTAGGATTTGTCATTTCAGGTTGTTCTTCTGCTGTTTGATTCATACCAGCAAGTTTCAACATCTGCATTAGTTCTGCCGCATCTTCGCCGTTTGCTGTAATAGTTACACTATCCTGACTATCTGGATTGTTATCACTTGTTGTGTTTACTGTGATAGTTTCATTTAGTGCTTCTTCAAGTTTTTTCTCTAAGTCGCTCATTTTCTTTTCCTCTTGTTGTGTTGGATCTTCTGGTGGAGTGTCCAACCCTTTAAAAAATCTATATAATGACATTCTTGCTTGTTTTAAACCTTCTCTGTTATTAGCAAAAGTTCTAACAAGTCTGCCATTTGCATCTTGTAAATGATGCCCAAATCGATCACTAACTACTTTAGGATCTTTATCTATTTTCATCTAAACTTTTAAACCTGCATCCGCAAATGCAAATTTCATTCTTTGTACAAAACCCATAGCATCTTGCATAGCATCACATACTGCATTAGCATATGTTTCATTACCTTCGCCATCCATATCGTATTCAATACGAGTTTGTACTAATTTTCCGTTATCTAAGTTACGTCTAACAAAAATGTTTATAGCATTTTCTTGACCATTAACTGTGTAACTGGCAACTACATCATCATTATCAGTTTGAAACTGTCTTACTAAACTGTCTTCATCATTGTATTGACGTTTGACATTTCTAGTATATCCGGCACCTTCTGTAATAACATAGTCTTCATTAATGTCTTCCATTGCTCGTTTAGTAGCAGTGGCATACATTACAGATTCCCAATCATCGCCGTAACGTGCTTGTAAATCCTTTTTGTTCTTTTTCATACCCATGACAATGTCTTCACGCTTTTTCTTTTCTGCGTCAGTCATTTCACGTTCGTTGAGTTCTTCTCCGTTAACTTTGAGAATGTACTCACCATCGTGTACGTGTATTTTTAATTCATTACCATTGTGATCCATTGTGCAGATGACATCTTCTTCGCCTTCAACTACTTGTTTGAAGCCTTCAAACTTTAATAAATCGTTTCTGATGCTCTCTGCTAGGTTCATTATCTTCTGCCTGTCTTTGGTAGTTCGGGAAGTTTAACGTTTGTTAATGGACCGTCTGTACCTTGTGGTAAATCGTTTGTAGTTTCAGCCTTAGGTGCTATTTCTTTACTGACAAATTCATATTCTGTTCTTGCCGCATTTTTAATAACATCTTTGTCTTTGCCTTCTGTGCCGTATTCTTTAACAGCATCTTTAACTGCTGGATGATCTTCTGGTAAGTCACTGTTTAATAGTGCTTCTTCACCTTCGTCTTTACGACCTTCTTCATCCATCATTGAATCTTCAAATGCTTTGTTAAGTACAATAACATTACTACCTGAGATACCTGCTTGTCTGCAAATCTCTGTAAATGCTTCTGTAGATGCTGGATAGTTAAACTTGGCATCCATGATGTGTACTTCTGTGTTTTTAACACCTTCGAATCCCATTGGACTTTCTTGTACTGGAAGTCTCTTTGGTGCAGATAAACTTACTAAGTCAAATGCTTCACAGCCACGTTCAATACGCTCTTGCTGTTCTTTTGTTAGTTCGCCTGCGATTTTAATACGGTATTCGTATGTTTGTTTTGATTCAATCAAATATTCATGTAATGATTTCATAATCTTTCTCGTTAACGTTAAACTTTGTTGTATTTATGTTTATTCGTCAGTTTCTTCTGCATCGATAACTGAGTCAACACCCTGTGCGAGTTGTTTGAGTAGTTCGTTTCTGTCCATTAACATTCCACTACTACCTTTGGGACCGTCTTGACCTTGTTCCATATCCAACTTTGCTTTTTTAAGTTGTAAGTCAAGCATTTTTAGTTTTTTAGTTATTTTTTTGTCTTTGGCACTCAATGCCGTACTGAGCATACGTTCTGCAACAGCAAATATTTCAGCACTGTGTCTTGCTTCAACATTCATACCCAAATTCATTAGTTCTTGAAAACTGTCTACTGCCTGTTGAGCAATAGTATCCATTTCCGAATCGTTTTCTAAACCACGCACAGCCGTTAGAGCCGCTTCAACTTTTTCCATGGTTGTCAGTTCAACTGCGTGTTGTATAGGTTCTTCCACAGGTGTTATGTCTACTTGATCTTGTTCTGTTTCTGGTAAATCAAATAGTTCTTCTAATTTCTTTGTCATTTCTTAAATATCTGCTCTTCAGTAATTACTCTAAACTTTATGCCATTACGTTTTGCCCAATGTATTGCCGCTTCCCATTTGGCATAGTTGACAGCAACAGTGGCACGTTCTTTTGTATTTAACTTCTCTGTTAACACACTTTGCTTTTTTGGTTTAATTTCAATTAACTCAGCAACACGTTGACCTTTTTTGTTTTGATAAATTACTAAGAAATCAGGAACATATATAGATTGTTTTCCTGTGAGTGGATTACGATATGGAATTTTTATTTCTTCACTTGCCCATTCCATTACGTTTTGATTGTTGTCACAAAAGTTCATAAAAGCAAGTTCCCAAGAACTGCGATATATGATAGATCCTTTGCCTACGTATTTGTTTGGATTGCGTGGCTTAAAATGTCCTTTGCTGTATTTGAGAGCCATGACATTATTGAACTATGTTCCTGGCAACGTTTTGATTAGCAGTTAGTACATTTGATACACCCAACAAAGCACTCTGTGAACGTATTTGATTTAGATAGTAACACATTACTTCGTTGACACCTATTTTGTCTTTGTCATTCATTGACTCTAACAATGTTAGTACGTTTACATTGGTTGCTTTTGCTACACGAAATAAATCCAAAGCAAATGCTTCTGCAGATTTATCACTGTCTGTTACTTTTTTAAAAAATCCCAATACAACAGAATATTGCTCACTACTAATATTAAGCGATGGATCGTTGTAAAACTTTTCTATACTAAACTGGTCTGCCATTATTGTGTTATGTTGTTTCCGTTGCTAAACACATCGCCTGCAACGTCTTTAAAAGTATTTGTAAATGTATTAAATTCGTTTGAATTTGTAACAGTGCTAAATGTATTAGACAACTCTTCTCCAACTGGTGCAAATGATTTTGCTACACTAGATAGTGTGTCGGTTGCTGAGTTTACTAAACTGTCTGCACTTGGTATATCTTCAACTAATCCATTGATGTTTGGAACATCAATTGAACTTATAGATTCTGTTATACCTTCTAGCGAACTTTCTAATATGTTTACTCCGGGCTCTATAGATGATTTTAAACTTGCAAACAGTCCTGTGAAGTCGCTGTTTAGTTCGCTACCAGGAGCAAACTGATTCTTTAGTGAATTTATACTAGGCGAAACATTTGTAAATGTATTAGTAATATTTCCAAAACCAAAGTTTGTACTTAGACTTGTACTTAAACTTGAAAAGTTTGTTCCACCAAATAGTGTAGCACTACCAGATATACTTCCCAAATTCAATCCAAAGTTAGATCCAAACGACGGTATCGAAAAAGGACTGCTACTTCTAGCACCGTTGTTAGATAAAAAGTTAAGTCCGCCACTGATAGCACTGCTTACTAATTCTTTGCCGAGGATACTTGAAATATTTTTACCTTTTAATGTGTTTCTCAATGATCCGCCTGTTCTTATAGCACCTAGGATATTGCCACTTGCTAGATCATCTAATATACTTGAACCAGCATCTAATATGCCGCCTTGTCCAAATAGTGTTGCTTTTGTTCCTGCTCTCAAAGGACTTGGTGTTGTGTCGTACATTGCTGGATCGCCAAATCCACGTACTTCACTACCAACTTTGCCTCTACCGTATTTAACTGCTTCGTAGTTAAATGTTATGCTGTGTTGCATAATTCCATTTCCAGCACTGTAATCAAATGTGTCGTGTTGGAAACTTTGTATAATGGGATTGATTAATGTGTAAGACGTAAAGTTATTTCTGTTTAATCCATATATTTTTATGTCTTTGAAGAATGGAGGTTTAGTTCCATCTCCAAACCCAGTACCGTCATAACCCCAATCGTTTACACGTCTCAAGTCATTATAAATGTCTCTTGAATTATATTCGGGATTATTACTACCTTGTCCGTCGTATCCGTAGTCACTATCGTTGTAATAATACATCATGTAGTTTGCCCACATAGATCTTACAGCATCACTACCGTCGTCATGTAGTGTGAGTGTTACTGGTTGATAGTTTATTTTCTTTTGTACGTATCTTTTGCGATTATATTGATGCATTTCATCAATATCAAAAGTGTAACTTGGTAGTTGAGCAGTTTTGACAAGCATACCAATGCGTGATTTGCCTTCTGCTCCACCTACTGCTTGTGCTAGTCCTGGTATTTCGGCAGTGTTTAATGTAAAGTATACATGAAAAAGAAACTTGTTAGTTGGGGCAAGTGCTTGACCATCTGCAACGAATGTTTTCGATGCGTGTTTGTAGTCTCGCAAGTAGTCAGTACCAAAGAAGCCTTCTTTAAAGCCATCTGTGAAGTTGTCCCAACTACCTAACTGTTCCTTTAACTCCTTCTTGAGGAAACTACCGAATCCCATAACGGATTATTAGTTAACGTTGTCGCCTAATGTTCTTCCAACTTCAGCACCAACACCATTACCAATTGGTGTTTGAACAGCATTGTCATAACGTAGTGTCAATGAAACAGTTGCTGGTTCTGAACTACTGTAGTTCATATCGCCGTAGTTTACATTTGATAGGTAACATCCGTAAATTTCCCAAGTCTCAAGTACATTTGGTTCGTTAGCACCATTACCACCATCTAGTATTTCTAAACGTGTAGTAAATTTATAATCAGATCCAGAAGAAGCACTTGATTGCT